CAACCATGGGTGCTACAGCTTTAACGATAGGAGCTACTGCTTTAACTACAGACTTAACAGCCTTTTTAAGTTTCTTAAAGAAGCCAAATTCCATCAACCCTGTTTGAGGATTGATAGTGCCTGAGCCACCTAAGCGTTTAAGAAACACAGCCTCGTGTGGACTGATGTGGGCTAGTATGGTATCTGAATTACGACCTTGTGACTGAACTTGCTGTGCTGCTTGAGACAACCCACCTTGCGCAAAACCTTGACCTTTACGTTGTTTTAGCTCTTGTAGGGCAAGTAAGAATATGGCAATGAAGACAGGATCAAACTGTTCAGGGAAGTCGCCTTGATCTAGCACGTCAGCGTTGATAGCCTCTTGGACAACGCTAGCGTAAGTGTCTGGATTCTCAGCAACCTGACCAAACAAGTTGATCATCTGATCGAGCACCTCAGGCGTAATGTCTGGGTCTTGTCCAAGCTCCTGCTCAACCTGATCGACCATCTGTTGAAGTTGTTGTGGTCCTAATTGTTGTGCGACCAATTTAATTAAGTTGTCTTTGTTTGCCATTTTATTACCCCTATTATGCCTCTAGTGCCTTACACAAGCTGTCTGCCCACGGTTGCCAATTATCAAATCCATACGGGCTGGCCACATTATATCCCGCTAATCCCGTTGCGGTTACAAACTGTACTGCCCAATCCTGCCATTCATCTTCATTCATCAACTTAGACAATGTTGTCTGATTATCTAAATCAAACGTAATCTGATCTGCCCAATCGGTTAATCCCATGCCCACTGGTAGCGTAATGTTAAAACTCATCCTGTTATCGTGCCATCGCCTGCTTCAATGTGCATCAGCACCTGACCCATTTGATAGTCTCCACCAACGGTGTTACTTGTAAATCGTACGCGCATCTCACGACGTTGCTCTTTGAACGGCACGATTTGCGCTGCAGGATCCGAACCTGGATTGGCAACGAACGTAACGATATTACTCGTCACAGTTGGTGCTCTCGCGTTGGCACGACCAATAACTTCCACTGTCATGTCGCCAACCTGCACGAAGTCTGGCTCAATGTAGCTAATCTTAACCTTACGATTTTGATTGTTCAACACAGCCAATGACAAGTCAGATGTCTCAAAGTATGAATTGATAGGCGTTATGGCAGTGCCATCAATTTCATCTAGACCTTGCTCATGCAACCACACCTGATAACCAGCGATACCATCGTTGACTACGCCCGTCATTAGTGGAGCTGCGAACTCTGGCGTAAACGATGCCGCTGAGCGTCCTTGGTTAGGTAGTGGAGTGTCGTACCATGTATTTTCACGTACATTATAAATAATTGCGTGATTGCACTCAGTGCTGGTGCCAAATGGGAAGCACCACCAAATCTCTCCGAAACGTGGAACTTTGGTAGCAAATACCTTCTGTGCTTGCTCACGGTTAAGATTATCAAAGAAGTAATTCAAGTTCATTATGTTTGGTAATTCTCGCACCACACCGTTGAACATTAAGAAGCGATCAACACCGCACCAGTAGTAAATACCGTCGTACTCAATAATGCTGTTAGGACTTAGCACGGTAGTTTCTGCTGAGATAGTATCAAACTGAAACACGGTAGCACCGCCCGTGAATGTCGAACGGATGAGTGCGTTGTATGCCCAGAATAAGCCAGCAGGAGCGGAACCAGCACCCGCACGCAGCGGTAGTCCTTTAACGATCTTTTGTCCTGCAACCCTAGCTTGTCCTGACCCAGAGCCAGTTAAGTCGTTAGGATCACCAGGAATTGACCAGCCGATGATACCTGCAGTGCCGTAGTAGAATAAATACGGATGCAGCACAACAATGCCACCCGACACATTGACATTAGCAGGCAGTGTAACCTCAACCAATGGCGTTGTTGTCAATATGTTTCCAGTGAATATCTGCCCAGTGGCTGACGAGTCGATTGCAGCTAAGTTAGGCGACACAGAGGCAATTAGTAAGTTATCCAATGAAACGGAGTCAAACATTACATCAAACATCCATGAGTTTAGTGCATCTGCAATAAGTGCATTTGAGCCACCAACCATGTTAGTGGTAGTGGCTGTAATGGTTGTCAATGTTGTTGCCACAACAAAACCGTTGGTTGCTGATCCACCTGTGCTTGCGGTAATAGTTATTACACTACCCACTGCCACAGCGGTGTAGTTAGGACTTGATGTGTGCGCTGTTATGTTTGCAGCCACTGCGGTTGCTGTTGTAGCTAAGTCCACAGAGAATGCAACAGAGCCTGAGGTGATTGTTACACCATTGACTGTAACGCTATTTACAGATCCTGCACCGCCACCAGTTAAGACTACAGTTCCAGTTGCGCTAACAGCCACTGGCGTTCTATCGCTAACTACAGAGGGTGATAATGAGCTGTTGATGGTGAAACGGTTGACGTAACTAGCAGAGCCTGTGTGCGTATAGACAAGTTGTTGTTGCACGAAGGTGCTTAGACCTCTAGATACTTCAGGTGTGTGCACAGAGATTGCACGATAGCCCCATATCTTTCTGGGCAATCCACGTTGAAAGCGTACCCATGACCCATCAACATAGAAGTCACCCTCAAAGACCGTACCGTCTCGCTTAATGCCAGAGCCTGATTTTAGGACAACGACTGAGGCAACCATTAGAATGAACCTCCGCTGATCGTACCTGTCACAAAGGCTGTAACAGCTGGCACAACATCTGCTCCGTCACAGTACACAATAGTACGAGTGCCGTTAGTGATAATAAGAGGTGTTATCTGTGCCACTGTGCCAACACTCAAATCAAAGCCACCAGATGTATTAGCATACACCCAGTATTGCTGAACAGTAGCAGGGACAATAACTGTGATGTCAGCAGAAAGCACTCCAGTGAACTGATAAGCAATACGATTGAGTTCATTACCCGTAAGCGTGTAATCGGTGCCACCAGAAACGTCAATCTCAACATAGTCAAACGCAAACACGGCAGCTTGACCAAAACCGACTGTATAGTAGTCTGTCCCATCGTGAGCAATTAATGCTGAGTCACCTGGAGAAAAGACTTTTGTTGCAGAGCCATCAACAAGTGCAGTTCCTGTGGTGTCTACAGTTAATGTACCAGCACCGCTGTTGCGTACTTGCACATACCAAGCAGTGCCAATAACTACGGGATCGGGCAATGTTAAGGTTGTAACGCCACTGCTAGTGCAATTATAAAAGGCAGCATGATCGTCCTGCACCAAAGTATAGTCCGTGCTGAAATCAACTACAATAACCGCTGTCTCTAACTGAGAACCTTCAGCGACTAAACCATGCCCAGCCAAAGCACCAGCATTCGCTGTAGATGTTGCAGCACCAAACTGATATTGTCGCCAAACACCAGCTTGCGTCGTGTTAGTGGCTAGGTAGATCTGCCACTGTGTACCAGCAGGAACAGAGACAATAGGCACACTGTTATAGTCAACAACGCTGATAGCTACTGCTGTTCGGTTATTAAATAGTATGGTTTGTCCGACCGAAACCAGCATGGAGTCTGGCACTTTAATCGTCCAACTTGCTGATGTGCTTGTGGTTATCTCAACAATTTCAGACGCTAGTGGTTCACCTAATGGCGCCTCGATTGGCCACTGCAAGACTACATTAGCCGTCATGTCCAACTTAGTAAGTGCTACCTCCGTCGGATAGATGGTTGAGCCAGTGAAGACGTTGGTATAACTCATGCATCCGTCCGTACTGCATCACGATCCAATATTTTCTTAAGATCTTCAGCGTTCAATGCATTGGCTGCAGATTGGTAAAAACCTTGCCAAGTGGTGATGCGATCATCATTCTTAAGGAACGGTGTTGCCTCTAACAAAGCACCATAAAGAAGCAAGTTAGGTGCGTAGTCGGTTAGCCAGTTTGTTTGCTGTGTGTCGTCCAACAGTGCAGGCAATTCATAGTAAAGCACTTCAAGATCGTAGGCAGCATTAGGCGTAGGCACTATCAGCCAGTGCAAGTAATCATAATCTGCGTAGAATTGAGGCTGACCTGTCTGTGTGTCGTCTGGCCAGTAGTTACGGCAGTATTCATAGGAACGGGTAAGCACAGGAGTTAGTGTGTTGCCTGACTTGGTTGTCATGCTGATGGTATCACGCCATCTGTCTGGCTTGGCATAGGTGCTAACCCCTATGGACAATGTGGTGTTGACTGCGACAATAAAGCCTTGGATCTTTAAGTCTCGTGCAATACGACGTTCAGCCATATTGATAAGACGAGGCAACTGCTCGTAAACGTACGGATCGTCTGCTAGTGTGAAGCCACGTTCCAAGTACCTGCGCAAGTCAACTTGGAGGCTGGCAAAAGTCATTGCATAAGCCATGTAAAATTCCTTAGTTACATGACCACTTATACAGCAGTCGATTTTTTAATAATTATGCACCAAAAACTTCGTCTTGGAAACATCTATTTGTTTTCATACCAATCTATGAGTGCGTTTAGCTGGTCACGGACTTGTTTGTACTGCTCGAAGTTTTCGATGACATTGGTGAGGACTTCGGTGTCAGTGGCACTGGCTGTGCTGGGCGTTTCAGTAGTTCCTGTGGGGGCTTTGGGCAAGTCGCTGGTGAGGGCACTGTTCCACACGCTGAGAGCAGCACTGTCAGCAAAGCAAATTCGGTTATCCGTAACATGAGGCACCTTACCTTTCAAAGTTCTATACTTAATTACTTGCTCGGCTTGTTGTGTTTCAAACTTTACTG